CATCCGGCCACAGCTCCTTCACCAACGCCCTCGCTCCGGCAGGGCCGTACACAATCCGAACGTCCGCGTCCTGCTTGCGCATGCGCCTGATCATAACCTCCTGCGCAGGACGCAGCCTGCCGTTGGTCTGCTTCAGTTCCACGAAGATCACCCTGCCATGGTCAAGGATGATCCTGTCAGGCACTCCGACTTGTCCGGGGCTTGTGAATTTCAGAAACATACCGCCGTGCTTGATCACCTGTTCTCGCAGCCCGGCCTCGATACTGCTTTCCAGCATTCCGCATATACACTCCTTTCGTGAATCAGCGAAAAAGCAGGTATGCAGGATGTGCAGGTGTAACCCAAGAGTTCTATATATGGTTTTATTTTCAAACCCTCATATGGACTATTAGTATTTAGCCTGCATATCCTGCATACTCAGTGCTCACGCTATGGTTTTTAGCCTATGGTTTTCAGTGTTCATCCTGCACATCCGTCACAGACCATACTCTTCGCCAAGAGACAGACCAAGGAAGAACATGCCTTGGGGTTTCTTGGTCTTCTCGAAGCCGCGTCCGGTCAGGCTACGAGCGAAGGGCTGGGATCCGCCGGGGTGCAGGTTCTCCGTCCGGCACCAGTCGCAGTACGCACGGTACAGATGACTCGACGCAGTCTTGGCGTCAGGCGTGATCTCGCAGCACTCTGTAATGAAGCGGCCGATCTTATCCTCGCTGGCAAAATACTCAGCCGTGGCATCGAGCACGACCTTCGGCTTCGTCAGCTTCGTGTTCGCCTTGTAGAACTCGATCGCGCCCTCGATCATCCAGCCCAAGATTTCTGGTCCTTCCTCCCTCACCAGCACACCGGCGAAGTCCATGATCTTCTTCTCCGGCGGGATGCTGGAGAGGAACGGGGCGATGGCGATGCGGCGCTTCGTGCCGTCATCACAGCTGCTCAGGCGGGGCAGGTGGTTCGTGTGCAGGATGAGGGTGTGCGTCGGGGTGAACTCGATCGGGTCGTGATAGAGCGGGCGCGCGCTGATCCTATCGCGTGAGGTCAGTCGCTTCAGAAGCGACAGGTTCATGCGCGTCGCTTCCTCCAGCTCACTGGTCACACTGAGGCGCATGCCGCGCAGCTGCGCCGCACCCTGCACCTCGCTGCCGTTCTTGTTACCCACGAGCACCTCGTTGCGGATGGTGCCGGAGTAGCTGCCCAGCAGCTCCTGCCATACAGCGAAGAGTGTGCTCTTGCCGTTGCTTCCTGGGCCATAGCTGATGACCAGACCTTCCTCGTACACCTTGCCCACGCAGGCCATGCCTGCCACCATCTGAAGGTAACGCTCGAACTCAGCGTCGCCGCCGGTCACCTGGTGCAGGAACTCCTTCCACTTCGGAGCAGGCTTGTTCATCCTCGGCGCCACGCTGGTGATCTTGGTACACATGTACTTGCTCTCGTGCTCCCGCATCTCGCCCGTGCGCAGATCCACTACGCCTGCCGGCGTGTTCAGCAGCCACGGATCCGGGTCGAACTCGTCGATGTCTCCGGCCTCCATCAGCTTGCTGGCTGCGGACAGGGTGTTGCGCTGGTTGCTGTAGCTCCGGCATCTCTGCGCCCACGCGAAGGCGCGCTCTGCTTCCTTCTGCTCCGGCGTCTTCTCCTTGCCTTCGCCGCGCGGGGCCAGCTGCATCATGCGCTCGGCCTCCATGCCCAGCTTGTCTGCCTGTGCCATCACAAGGTACCAAGCCCTGCCTTCAGCGCCGGTCTCCCATACCTGTCCGTCCCATGCGCACCATCCAAGACCCGGCTGGTATCTGAGCACGTCGCCGTTGTCGTCCTTCATGCGAATGGCGTTGCCCTGCTCCGTGTAGTCCGACTCCCGGCGCACCAGCACATCCTTGCCCTCAGGATCCTGGAATACCTTGGTCGCGTTCGCGTGGATGACCTCGTCCAGTTTGGTCTGGACATCTTTGTCCTTAGCACAGAGCTTGCGCATCTCCTCGAAGCTCTGCTCCTTGCTCAGCCTTCCGTACAGATGGATGCGCACCAGATCAAACGCGTTGCATAGCTGCGAACCAGCAGGGTCTGTGTCGTGGTGGCTGTAGGCAAACAGGTCATCATCGTAGATCACCAGACCGCCGACCGTGCTGCCGCCCGTGTAGGTCCAGCGCTTCGGGTCGTCCGTCTCCGTGTATGCGCCGGGGATATACTTGTTAATCGCCTGCGTCACGGTGTAGGTCTGACAGAATGCGCCGACTACACCCTTCTTTTCCAGCGGGCTCTGCTGTCTGCTGGCGTACTGGTGAATCTCCTTCGTGCGGCGCTGGCTCATCGGCCACTCGGCCACGTTGCGCCAGTCGCTGTAGGTGGCAAGGATCTCGTCCGGGTCAATCCACGGGCCGTCCATCGTCCACACCTTGAACTCTCCGTCCTTCGGGGTGGAAGGCCAGTACATCAGGCGCGCTGCCTGATAGGTGGTGTCGTCGAACAGTTCAATGCCGATCTCCTGCGCCACGCGCCGGCCGATCGCTTCATACTCCACCGCCGATACGCTGCGCGTGAGCGGGAAGAACATGCGGTACCTTGGCTCCTTGGCCGTGTGGCTGTGGGTCGTGTGCATCAGGCACGCCCAGTCGAACATCATCTGGTACTCACCCCAGAGATCCGGCGTACCAAAGTCGGCGTCGAGCGCCAGCAGCTGCCTGCTGCGGACATTGCCGTTCTTGCGCTGGCCGCTGGTCAGTTCGCCGCCGACAAAGCCGCCGACATCCTTCACCTCGCCGCGCGCAGTCCTGTCCATCGCCGCGTACTCTGCCTCAGTCTCTGCCGTATAGCGGGTGGAGGAGAGCTGTTCGCACAGCTCTCCCCACATCAGCCTCTTCGGTTTCCAGTCAGTCTCCCTGCGGCTCAGGCCAGTGCTGATCGTAAGAATACCGTCGTGATTCATTTACCCTCCTTCGCCTACCCTGTAGTTCCACATATCAATAGCTCTGCGTTTGAGGTCGTCGTAGGTCGTTGCCCACTTAGGCAGCTCTTGCTTGTACCGTTCGTATCTGCGGCCGTCCACCGTCTTGCCTCCTGCGGTCGATCCTCTGGCGTGGCAGAATGAGCATCGAACAGAAGCAGTTACGGCGTTTACTCTTCCGCCGATCTCACAGTACCCGTCGAGCTTCTGCTTAGTGTCGACCTTGAGTTTTGTGCCGCCGCAGAAGGGACATGGCTTCATGTATTCCACTCAGGATCCCTCCTTGTAGGTCGCTTCGTTGTACTGTCCAGAGACACGTTGAGCCTTCTCGGATGCACCGCAGATATCGCAGGTGCAGAGCATCTCCTGTTTCATCATTGCTGTTCATTCCTCCTCGACCCACAGCCGGAGGTGACCCTCGTAGACTCCGATGTCGGATACAACCAGACTCGTAGTTTCGCTGTTAAGAACGCCGATAAGCACATCAGCTTCGCCCTGCACCGCGCCAACGCCGGAGATAATAATCTCGGTGTCCTGCTCCTCGCTGACCTTATCAAGCAGTTCGCTGAGTTTGATCATCTTGCTCACGCCTCCGTAATGCTGCGGATGTTCTTGATGGTGATCTCGTTCCTGACCATCAGCTTCGCAGCCTGCTCGCGACGCTCAGCCAGAGCATGCTCCATCGCCTCCAGCTTCTCGATGTCTGCAGACAGCTTCTCATTGACGGCCTTCAGCTTCTCTTCGGTGTCCATGAAGACCTTCAGAGCGGCGTTGCTCTGGGCCTCCAGCTTCACGATATCCTGATTCAGCGCAGCCTGCGCCATGGTGATCATCTGGTCGATGGTCATCGTCTTGGTAATCATATCTTTTGTCCTCCTCTTATTTCACACGAGCGTACGGTCTGCCGCAGCTCACTTTCTCAGGGCACATGCCGCGGACGCAGCCGGGGCCAGCGGTTTCAAAGGTCTTCGGGGCGACCTTGCGGCACTCCATGAGCATCAGCCACGCCAGCTCGCGGATCTCCCACTGCGCGCAGTTGCAGCAGCGCAGCTCAAAGAGGTGCAGCAGCTCACGCATGTTCATGGTCATGCCCAGTTTCGTAGAAGCAGCCATCGGCAGCACGAATCTGGCGTCCTCGTTGGCCTCGCGCTGCGATCCGCCGGCTTCGCGGATCTCGTCGCGCCACTCCTTGTACCATCCGTTGATCGTCTTCATCTGGTGGTCGAACGTACGGATCGCGTACTCTCCCAGCCCTCGGATTTTGAGCGGCACGACGTACGGAAAACACTCGCCGGTGTCCTGCCTGATGTAGCGCTGGCTGGACACGCTGAAGCTCGCGATGCGGTGGCGCGTCAGCTGGGCCAGCAACGCCCGGCTCACGCCTTCGATCTCAAAGGTGAAGTTGGCGTGCTCCAACACAGAGAAATGGCCGCTATCCACGGCATTGTCGAAGGATCTCTCCGGATTGCTGGAGTTGGTACAGAGCGCCGCCGCCCAGCCGGCCAGCGCGTCCGGGTCAGTTGGGCAATTCACAATGGTTACTTTCATTTGTTACATCCTCCCCAGTAAGCAGATACTGAACAGTCGTGCCAAGCGCTTCGGCAAGAAGCAGCAGGCTGTAGGCTTTCGGGAGACGCACTCCTCGCTCCCATTTACGGATCGCAGCATTCTCGACGAAAATTTTCCTCGCCAGAACGTATTGTCTTATTCCCTTCTCCTTACGAAGCGCCTTAATTCGGCCTCCGCACGCCAGCGCGATCTCTTGCTCACTCATCCTTCGAGCCCTCCAGTTCGATGTACTTGCACAGCCACCAGTGCGCCTTCTTGATATCCTCGGTGCCGTTCTTCTGCTGGCTTCTGAGGATATACTCAGCTGCCGTGCAGAGGCAGTGGTGCATCACCGCCTCTCTGCCGAACATGGCCACCTCCACGTCGATCACCTGCATGCCACCCGGCAGCTTGTAGTGATGCGGATGAATGGCGTCCTTCAGGCTGGTCTCGGTGGCCGGGGCGACTTCCTCGTTCGGCGTAGCACCACTGTCTTCTGCCCGACGCTCCCCATGCAGCCGCTCAATAAGCGTAGTTAGCTGGGAAACACTGAGCTTTCCGAAGGTACATTCAAAGCGCTCCTCGTCTGCGTAGCCGTAGATTGGGCAATGTTCGCACGTCTCGTTGTCACAGTGGATCGACAGAATGCCGACCATCTCTTCTCTCGTCATTTATTTTCCTCCTCAATCTTTTTGATAGAAGCTACAAAGGTACCCGTCTCCGCGCAGCAGCAGACCGGGTGCCCACGGGATAGGTCTGCCCATGACTGCGCTGATATCCTTCAGCGCCAGCTCTGCGCATCTTGTCGGCACCTCAACGACCATTTCATCGTGGATGTGCATCACAATGTCCGGGTAGCGAAGTGCAACACTCAGCATCGCATCCCGCAGGCAGTCTCGGGCGATGCCCTGAACAATGTTCTCCGTCATCTTCCCGCCGTAGCTCTCTGCCCAGCCCCACTTGCCTGCATCATAGCTCTGGTATTTGATGCTGTCGCTGCCAAAACGGTTCTTCGTCATCTGCGGATGGAAGTACCGCAGCGCCCGTCCGCTGGGCAGCTGGACGTGGAGCAGCCGGTTCGTCCGCCACATGGACAGCCCGTGGCCCAGCTCCGTCGGCTCTCGGTACTTGACCGCTCTGATCATCGCCTCGTTGACCCGATGCCACAGGTTTACGATGTTGGGGCTGGCGGCTCTCCAGCGGGATACGATGTCCGGTAGCTCCCCCTCGCTGAGACCCATGTCCAGCGCGCCCATGTTGACCAGTGCCGCCGGACTGCCGCCGTAGCCGAGGGCCAGCTCTGCGATCTTGCCTTTCTGTCTGAGGTGCCCGTTCACGCCGTGCTTGACCACGGGGACGTGGAACATCTGGCTGGCCGATGCACAGTAGATGTCGCCGCCTTGGGCGAATACATCCTGCCGCCACTGCTCGTCTGCAAGCCACGCGATCACGCGCGCCTCGATCGCAGCGAAGTCAGCCACAGCAAAGGTGCATCCTTCCTTCGGCACGAACATCGTGCGGATCAGCTGGCTCAGGGTATCCGGCACACTGTCATACAGCATGGCCACGCCTTCCCGGTCGCCCTGCCTCACCATCTCTCGGGCCTGTGCCAGATCGGGGATGTGGTTCTGGGCGAGGTTTTGCAATTGAACACCACGTCCCGAGTTGCCGGTCACCCAAACCTTCCCACCTCTTCGCACGAGGAAGAACCCCGTCGGCGTCTCGGCGCAGTAGATCCCACCGACATACTCGGAGATCTTCGGCTTCACGCGGATCTCGTGGCAGTTCTTCAGGTTATCGCAGATATCAACGTAGTACGCCGTATTCCAGCGTGGCATATCCCGCGTCTTCTCTTTGATCACCGCACTCCTGCCCGTGATGTGTGCGAAGGCCTGCACCATATCGGCGTTGGTCTTGTTTGTTGTTACGTACTGGGTGCTGTTCGGTCCAGCTCTGTAGCCATCCCAGTAGAGGATCTCCTCGAAGAATACGTCGTCGTTCTCGTCGAACAGCCAGGGGCCGAACGTCTTATCGGAGAACATGCGCAGCCAGAGAGGCACCTTTCTGGCGGGGATCGTGAACTGAGGCGCGCCGTCATAGACAGCGAAGGTGTATTCGATCCCGGCTTCGCGGAGCAGCTTCTTGCATCGCTGAACCTTTCGGTCCTTTTTGAATCTTAGGCGCACTGCGCCAGACTCCGTGAAGCACCCGTCAGCCTGAACCATGACCAGCACCCTGAGGTTTTTGCTGTTGCCTCTGGAGCTCTGCACCTTGTGCCCGTAGAACGGGATGCTCGGTCGGCAGGTGCACATATCAGCCACGGTACCGGTTGTCCACTCACCGTCATATCTGCGCTTGAAGCGCATCTTGTGATCGGGTGTGCTGATCTGATCGATCCGCGTGTCCTGATAGTGGAACATCATGCCATCGTAGAAGAAGGACAACGCCTTCGACGGTTGGAAAGAGACAATCTCATTCGCTGGATTCCAGCATGCGATAGGTCCACCTTTCCACGCGTCGAGGCGAACCCAGCCTTCGTCGGTAAGAACCTCATGATCGCCGGTCAGACACCATCGACCTGTTCGGCTTGCCCCGTAGAACTGGAACATGCCTCTTACCCGACCGTCTTCGCAGCAGTAGTTCTTCGCTGCAGCGTACTTCGCGATGCTGCTCTTGCCCAGCTCCTGCCGGATCTCCAGTACGCGGAGCCGATCTCCGCTTTCTTCCTTCTTCATCTTGACCACAGCCTTCTTGTCAAGACTGCCTTCATGACCGAGCCAGCCCTTGAGCTGGGCCACACTATTGGGGTTTCCCAATCCAGTGAGCGCCTTCTGTTCCTGCTCAAGCATGGCGCTGTGCTCCTCGCTCATTCGAACTGCTGCGTGAACAAAGTCCATGTCCACGCCCACGCCGCGCCGGTTGATCTTCTGGTCTAGCACCCACGCGGCGTGCTCTTCCTCGGATGGCAGATACGCCTCCAGCTTTTCTCCGATGGCGTTCTCGGCAACCACGTCCTGCCGGTTGTACTCGATGAAGCGCGCCCACTTTTCCGGATCATGCTCCGGCAGATTTCTGGTCCTTCCGCCGTTCGCCTTAGTCGGCTTACACGGCGTGCAGAAATACTTGACAAGGGCTCTGCCTTCCTTGATCTTCTGCTTGTCATCCGGGAGGCCCAGTGCTTTGCCGGCGTCGCCTAGCCCCATCGGCAGGCCGAGGGTCGCTGCTGTAACCATTGTGTCACGCCACTGCTCGATCGGTAGTTCCACGCCCAGCCACTTGCTCAGGCAGGTGTGCTCGAACCCAACGTTCCATGCGGTCTTGGTGTATTGCGGATCGGTCAGGCACTTGAGAAGCCACGCCTTGAAGTCCTCAACCTCTTCTGTGCTTGCGCACTTCGCATCAAAGACGTCTGCGTTCTCTCCGTCAAGAGAGATTCCGACCAGCAGGATCTCGAAGTCCGGCGATTCAACGTACTTGAACACGCCGCACTTCTTCAGTTCTACGCTGCTGAAAGTCTCCAGATCGATTCCTACTTTAGCCATGCCCCTTCTCCTCCGTTCCGAAGAACGTACCGCCGAGCGACTCGTACAAGGCGATGAAGCATGCCGTCAGGATGCCAAACCCAGCTGTGATACCCAGCATGGCAACCACATGCAGCAAGGCCCATTCGCCAGCCATCATGCCGATAAGCATGAACAGCGATGTCAGCAGCGCTGCAGCCGTGCATCCGATGAACATCCACGCCAGCACAAAGCAAATGTACTTGGCCAGCAGATTCTTAAAGAGGTGTTGGTTCATAGCAGGTCTCCTTTCCGTGCTTGTGCGGACGCTTGTGGTTGATCTGCATCTTGGCCACGATCTCCGCGCCAATGTCAACGCCCATCTCCACGGAGGTGGACAGCATAGCAATAACCACATCCGCCGCCTCTTCAGCGTAGTGCTTCCTGTTCTCGTGAGCGTTTCTCAGTTCACTCACCTCACCGGCCACCACGTTCGTGGCGTAGTAGCGAACGATGGAATCGTAGAAGTAGTTCGGCTTATCTTCGTACTTCTTCATCGCCTCACGGAAGTCGTCCCACAGTCCATGCTGGTCTGCGTCCTCGTGGATCGCCTTGGCCAGCCGGTTGATCTGGTAGGCCGGGTCGTTCAGCTTGGCGATGATCTGTTTTGCCGTCGGGGATTTGATCTCTTTACTCACCGAGCAGCACCTCCCCGGCCCACTGCTCCGCCATCGCCTTTGCAATGCCGGAGAAGGTTTTTGATCTTGTTTTCGGGTCTCGTTCTTTTCTGCCCTGAAACCGCCGGTAATTACCGTGAGCATCCTTGCAGCCGCCATTCACATAAGGTTCGTGTTGTGCCATAATCTGCGTGGGCACCAGGTTTGGCAGACCCTTCAGCCAAAGGCAAGTCCTCTTACTGTACGGATGACCGTACTCATATGGCTGTATAGCCTGCGTATACTCAGGAAGTCCAATCAGCTTCATCGGCGTAGGGTTTTCGATGGCGATCCTAGGGCAATCAGCGTTATAAAAAGCCATAAAGAACTCCTTTGCCTGCATAGCTTTCTCGTATCGCTCCTGCTGGATTACCCCCCGTACGCGCATCCGGACTGCTCCGGCATTCGTCATGTATGTGCATGGCGGAAACGCGATGATCATATCCCATGTCATCTTGAGCAGTTCCAGCGCGTCCACTTGCAGATGCCATTCTGGATGCCCACCGGAGCACTCTTGCAGGTCGCACGAATACGCCTCATGTCCCAGCCTGCGAAGCTCGATGGTTACCGCTTGCGATTCCTCGCACGCGACAAGAATATTCATGTGTACCTCCTAAAAGGAAAGGGCGATGCGGTATCCGCACCGCCCCTGGGGCTTAGAGTTCGTCGTCGATGTCGTCTTCGAAGCCGTCGTTGAAGGCGTCCTCCGCAGCGATGCGACCGTCAATCGGTTCGCCATAGCCAAGCAGCGCCACGCCGTTCAGGCCGCAGGCGATACCACGGTTGCCGGCAGTATCATAGGCGTAGAAGTTGATCGCCACGCGGCCATACTCACCCGGCCAAACCTTGGTCGGATCAGTCTGCGGCAGGTACTTGCCATCCGGGCCGCGCTCCGGGCCGACGACACCGGGCTTATTCTTGGCGCTGGTGTTCAGCACCCAGTGGCCCTTGCACTCCTCGCCATAAGCGCCGCCCTTCGGCTTGCGACCGTCGCCGTCGTGCAGCGGCACCTGAACCTCTTCGAACAGCAGGCCCTTGAGCTTGCCGTTCTTCTCAGCCTCGTAGACCTCGCGGATCGCGTCGTCGATCTTCCTCTTGGTGGTCAGGTCGTTCTTCGGGATCAGGGCGCACATGCTGTACTTCTTGGGCTGGCCCTCGGCCGCAGCGCGCGGCTCAAAGAGGTTCGGGTAGGAGATGCGGATCTTGCCGGTGTTAAACTGAGTAGACATATTTTCTTTCCTCCATTTTTTCTGTTTGGTTGATTGGTTAATGAGTTTCTGTATGACACGCTCGTCGTTGAGCGGGCACTTTGGATGTGGCGTTTTCAGCCACGGGTGTAGACCCATTGCTTTGCCATCCGGGCCGGTAAGCTCGCACCAGTACCGGCTGGATACCAAGCCGACCATCCTGCTTCTGCAGTATCGGCAGTCCTTACAAAGCATCAGTCGTCAAACAGGTCTGCCGCGCGGGTGGCGCTGTTGATCGCCGGTCGCTTGTCGCTCTCCGGCACCAGCACAGGCTTTCCCGTGGGCTTCACGATCAGGTCACCCAGCAGTTCTGCGAGCGCCTTCTTTCCTACCAGAGCTTCCAGCTCGGACAGGCCGACCAGCTTGGTGAAGTCACCCGTCGCGAAGCCCGCGTTCTCCAGCTTTTCCCATGCCTCTTTAGGGTCAGAGATCACACGGTTGGATCTGCCCTCCACCAGCTTGTAGCCGGGGATGAAGTGATCGTGGTTCACTGCCTCGTCTTGCGCGAAGTCCTTGATCTTCTTCGCCCAGCGAACAAGCTCATCCACTTTGGGCAGGATTTCGGCGATCTCCTCGTCCGTCAGCTCCACCGGGTCAGCGAACTGATACTGCGCCAGACTCATCGCATATTTTTCATGAGCACGGCACGTCGCCAGTGCGCGGCAGAAGTAGCAGTGCTCTCCGGCGCAGAACTCGCCTTCGCCCTTGTCAGCCAGCTTCGCTCTCGGAGCGACCTCCTTGCTAACCCACCAGGCCAGATCCTCAATCGGGATCAGCTCTTTGTCGTTGTGATCTCTGCGTGGCTGAACGATGTGAACGACCACCGTGTCAATATCATAGATGTCGCCGAACTCCTGGTACGCGCCCCAGCCATACAGGCGAAGCTGTGGATTCCCGATTGCTTCGACAAGTATCTTTTTTCCGTACTTGAAGTCGATGACGTGCATCACGCTGTCGGCGATGATGATGGTGTCGGTCGTGCCGAAGCCGCCGGGGACCACATCACTGAAGTCCACCCTGCGCTCACTGATCAGCAGCGCATCCGGGCAGGTGCTCTGCACAGCTGCGAAGAGCTCAAGGACATAGTTCACATACTCGTCCGTGTACTCTTCCATCACCTGGCGGTAGAGCTCGTGGTTCTTGATCTTCGGCGTCGCCTTGCCGGTCTTGCGTCCGGCAAGGAATCGCTTGAGCTTGAGCTCCACCAGCTCGTGCGCAAGCGTACCTTCCTCCGCCGCTTCGCTGGTAGACTCAGGCTTGGTTGCTTCGAGTCTGGCACTGGGCGGACAGGCCAGCCAGCGGTGCGCGCTGGATGCGCCGAGCAGCGCATGTGCTACCGGCGGCATCAGGCAATCTCCTCCATCAGCGCAGCGTAGTTCTTCTCCGGGATATCCTTGAGCTTCTCACCGCCGTGCTTCTTGAAGATCTCGCGGAGCTTTTCGATGCCGTGCTTGTCGCGGTAGGCGTTCGCCGCAGCGCGAACCTCGACCAGCGAGTAGGTCTTGGTCGGCTGCTCCTGCTCGGGCTCCTCATTGGAATCCGGCTCGACCTTCGGCTGAATGCTCGGAAGATCCTTCGCGATATCCTGCGTGACGAACTTCGGCTGCGGCTCTTCGTCCGCGACAGGTTCAGTCGAACCACTGGTCTTCGTCGTCAGGGACTTCATCATTTCCTCAGCCGAGGCAGTGCCGCACATGTTGAGCAGCTGCGTCTGAATCGTAGACTCATTGCCCAGCAGCTCACGCATCTGGTTCTTCAGTTCCTCGACGGAATTAGCTTCGATGTGAAGATTGATCATATTGCCCTCCTATATCTGGCTCTCATGTTATGTGCTTTCAGCTTCGCCATCTGGCGGTCGTAGCGCATCGCTGCGGCGGTGGTGCGCTCCAGCT